GCGTAGGCGGCGCGCGCGCGTAGCGGGTAATCGGCGAAGCCAGTAAGCCTTTTATCAACCCTCTCGGCGTTGAACGGAATCGCGCATCGGCGGACGATGACGCTATCCGATCAACCGACCACGAGCGCAAACACATGTCCACCAAAAGCAAATTCTTTCGCGTCGCTACCGAAGGCGCAACGACCGACGGCCGCACGATTGACCGTACCCAAATTAAAGAGATGGCCGACAGCTTCAACCCGTCCGTCTATGGCGCTCGCGTCTGGCTGGAACATCTGCGCGGCATCATGCCCGATGGTCCATTCAAGGCATACGGCGATGTCACTGCGGTAAAGGCCGAAGAGGTCGAAATCGAAGGCACCAAGCGCCTGGCGCTGTTCGCGCAGATCGAGCCGACGCCGGAAATGATCGCCATGAACAAGGCCCGCCAAAAGATTTACACCAGCATCGAAATCAACCCGAAATTCGCCGACACCGGCCGCGCCTATCTGGTCGGCCTGGGTGTGACCGACACGCCGGCCAGCATCGGAACCGAGGCGCTGACGTTCTCGGCGCAGAACCCGCAAGCGTCGATCTTCGCGCATCGCAAGCTGTCGCCCGACAACCTGTTCTCGGCCGCTGTCGAAATCGAACTGGTGTTCGAGGATGACGCGCCGTCTACCGGTACAAAGCTGGCCGACGCGGTCAAATCCATCTTCACCCGCCTGACCAAAAAATCGGACAACGACGATGCGCGCTTCGCCGATGTCTCCGAAGCGGTCACGGCCGTGGCCGAGCAGTTCGGCCAGGTCGCCCAGCGTAACGACGGCTTCGACAAGCGCCTGGGCGAGCTCGAAACCAAGTTCACCGCCGAACTGGAAGCGGCCGTCGAATTCCGCCGCAAGATCGACTTCACAGACAAAAGCCAAACGCACCGCCAGCCAGCGACCGGCGGCAATGCTGCAGTGCAGACCGATTTCTAATCCAGCGCATTCACGAAATCCACCTCTAACGAATCACCCTTCGGAGCTCCATTTATGAAGAAGCACACCCGCATCGCAGTTGATCAATACTCGGCACGCATCGGTCAACTGAACGACACCACAAATGTCGCCTCGACTTTCTCGGTCGATCCGTCCGTGCAACAAAAGCTCGAAACCAAGATGCAAGAGTCGTCCGAGTTTCTGAGCAAGGTCAACGTCATCACTGTGACCGATCAGGAAGGCGAAAAAATCGGCCTGGGCGTGTCCGGTCCTATCGCCAGCCGTACCAATACCGACGTAGCGGGAAAAACACGCAAGACCCGTGATGTCTCCGGTCTGAGCTCGGGCAAGTATCGTTGCGAAAAGACGAACTTCGACACCCATATCACCTATGCCCGTCTGGATGCGTGGGCAAAGTTCCCGACCTTCCAAACAGTCATTGCCTCGGCCATCCTCGACCGCCAGGCACTCGACCGCATCATGATCGGTTTCAACGGCATCAAGGTATCGCCCGATACCGATATCGACGCGAATCCGTTGTTGCAAGACGTGAACAAGGGTTGGTTGCAGCACCTGCGCGAAGACGCGCCCGAGAACGTGCTCGGCCTGGTCGGGAAAGAACTTCCAGGCAAGGTAATCATCGGCACCGCCGCCGGCGCTGACTATGTGAACTTGGACGCCGCCGTCATGGATGCGACCGAACTGCTCGACCCCTGGTATGTCGGCGATACCGGTCTGGTCGCCATCGTGGGCCGCAAGCTGCTGAGCGACAAATATTTCCCGTTGATCAACACCAAGCAAGCGCCGACCGAAACGCTCGCTGCCGACGTGATCGTCAGCCAAAAACGCATCGGCAATCTGCCGGCCGTCAGCGTGCCATTTTTCCCTGACAACGCGATCTTGATTACTCGCTTCGACAACCTGTCGATCTATGTCCAGGAAGGCGCGCGCCGCCGTCGTCTGGTGGATGCGCCAGAAAGCGACTGCATTAAGAATTTCGAATCGTCGAACGATGCCTATGTGATCGAAGACAACGGCCTGGCCGTCTTGATTCAGAACATCGAACATCAACCGGTTCAGGCGTAAGGCATGGCGCAGCTATCTCCTGCGCTGCGCCATCGCGAGCGTGTCATCTCGGCACGCTCGGCGGCTGCAACAGAAACCGGTGGCGTCACGACCGGCAGCGCCTACGAGCTCCAATTGATGAAGCTCGCCGGCGACCGGCGAACGCTCAGTGAAATTCAGTCCATCGAACGCAAAATCGCCGTCAAAGCGACCTTGCTGCCGAGCTATCAGGAATGGGTCAATGGCGTACTTGCCGAAGGCAACGGCGGCCAGGATGACGTGCTTGCTACGGTCCTCGTCTGGCATATCGACGCCGGCGACTACGACCGCGCCTTGCAGATTGCGCGTTATGCGGTAGAGCATAAATTCACGTTGCCCGACCAATACAGCCGCAACGTGGCGACGATGCTGATTGACGAGTTCTCGGGCGGCTACCTCAACGGCAAGCTATCGCAGGACGCCAAGCATGCTGTCGCGGTGCTCTCCGAAGTCAAGGCGCTGACCGACGACGCCGACGCACCGGACCAGGCGCGCGCCAAGCTGCACAAGGCAATCGCTTACGCGCTGCTGGCAACTGTGGACGCGGCTGACGCGGAGAATATCGCGCCCGCTGTAGCGACCCAGGCAGCGGAGGCACTCGCGAACCTGCAACGCGCCTTGGCGCTGTTCCAGGGCGTCGGTGTCAAAAAGGATATTGAGCGATTGGAACGCCGCATCAAGCGGCTGACCGGTTCCCCATAACGAGCACCCCACGGCGCTCGGCGGCGCGGGTTGACGATTGCCTCGGCATTTCCGACGCCCGCCCACCGCCGACTTAAACACGACAATGACCGTAATCGACAACGCCTTGCCATCGACGACCACCGCCACGCCAGACGCAGGCGCGACTATCGGCAACGACGGCTTTTTTATCGACATCGACATGCTCGCCATGCGCGACGCGATGCGCTTAGACGGCACCGTGACCGATGCACGGCTTCGGCCGGCCATCGTCAGCGCCATGCTGTCCGTCAATCGAGACCTTCGCGAATGGCAGCAGGTGCAACAGGCCAAGGGCTTCGGCAAGCTGGCCGACGTGCCGGCGACGATGATTGACGGCGAGAGTCGCCTCGTATCGCTGTATCGCCGCGCTGTCTACAGCACGGCGAAAGCGGACCTGATCGAACGCTATCGCGACTACGACACGACGGCCGCCGCCCTGTCCGACAAAAAAAGCATGGAATGGATGGACATCGCGCCAGCCGATCAGCGCAGAAACGCGCATTGGGCAATTGCTGACATCGTCGGCCGGCCGCGCATGACCGTGGAACTCATTTAATGCAAGTGCGCAGCCAGCAAAACGAAACACTCGACGGGATCATCTGGCGCTACCTGGGCGACGGCACCGCCTACCTCGAACAAGCGTTGAAGCTGAACCCGCATATCGCGGGATTCGGCGCAGTCCTGCCCAGCGGGACGCTGATTGAATTGCCGCCGGCGGCGCAAGCCGCAGACTCGACGCAGAGCTCTATCAGCCTGTGGGATTAACGACCATGAACTATCAACCCTCGATCACCAAAGGAAACAACACCATGCCAGCAGAATCGGCCGGCGGCATCGCCGCGTTAGTGAAGTTGTACGGCATCAAGGCGCTGTTCGGCATGATGGGAACGGCATTGCTTTACATGGTGCTGCCCCCTCGCAACGCTGACGGTTCGTTCAATGAGTTCGAATTCGCCGGCCGGCTTGCCTGCGCCGGCGTCTTCTCCTGCGTCTTCGGCGACCCGGTCTTCGCGCTCTTGGTGCAACACTGGCCGGCCATCGCAACCGCCATCGGGCCGAAGCCTGTCGATTTGATGGTCGGCGCGCCGGCCTGGTGGATCACCCGCGCCGTCGCGCTTTGGTTTCAGCGACGGTCTGAGAAAGACATCGGCGAGCTCATCAAAGATGCGAAAGAATCGCCATGACGATTGACGACATCATCGACGAAGTCATCAAGGCCGAGCGCGGTTATGTCAACGATCCGACCGACAAAGGCGGCGAGACGAACTTCGGCATCACGGTTGCCGTCGCTCGCGCCAACAACTACACGGGAAGCATGCGCGACATGCCGCTCGCGGTGGCTCGCAGTATCTACCTGCAACGCTATGTGAACGAGCCGAAATTTGATCGCGTCGTCGCCATCGACGGCCGCATCGGTGCCGAGCTCGTCGATACCGGCGTCAACATGGGGCCGCACCGTTCGGCGGAATTCCTGCAACGCTGGCTGAATGCTTTCAACGACACCGGCAGTCGCTATCAAGACCTGTTCGTCGATGGACGCCTCGGGGATATTTCCTTTGCAGCGCTGTCGGCTTACGTCAAGTGGCGCGGGAAAGAGGGCGTCGACGTTATGTTGCGCGCCCTCAACAGCATTCAAGGCGCGCGGTATCTGGAAATCGTCGAGGGCGATAAAGGTCAGCGTCGATTCGCCTACGGCTGGGTTCGCAATCGGGTGGTGCTATGACCTTGCC